CAAAGAAATTAAATCAAACATTTGGTGTAGATGATTTCCAAGTTGTCATGCTGACTCAAGGCACTATTATAAAATGATAACACGTAACGCCCTTACCAAAATATTTTTACAGCAATGGGGCAAGAGTACAGACGAGGCCAACTTGCAGTTGTTCTCACGCAAATGGTGGCAAAGTACTAGAGCAGGTAAAACAACCAACTTTCGCCTAAGCGAAGAAGGTTACGAGTTTTTGGTTGGAGAATTGGATTTGAAAGAGTATGAGATTCCGTTCACCGAACCAATTGAGCTAAGTCCACAAACAATTATCTTTTTGGAAAGGTACGTGGACTGTCCATATTACCTAACTCCAATGTCAATCACTGTATTCTCAGAACGCAAGTGTTTTGAGCTAATGTTGTTTTCGGACGACATTAGAAAATTTGGTATAATTAAAGCAATGAATGAGCGAGAAAAAGAACTTGCTGGCACAAATAACAGTTGACACTCCGGTTGGTTTCCTATATAATACATACATACAGAGTTAATTCAACAACGTATTTTTTAAACTAAGATAGGAAATAACATGCCAGAAATTAGTAGCCGTACAGTGGGCCCTAGCGGTGCTAAAAAGTCTTTGCGTAAGGCTTTTAAAAATAAACGTCCAATTTTCCTGTGGGGTCCTCCCGGAATTGGTAAATCCGATATTATCAAACAACTCGGTACTGAGCTCGATGCTCACGTAATCGATGTTCGTTTGTCACTTTGGGAACCTACCGATATTAAAGGTATTCCATATTTTGATTCCAACGACAATACAATGCGTTGGGCTCCTCCTAGCGAACTGCCAGATGCTACATTGGCAAGCCAGCATAAACAAATTATCCTTTTCTTGGATGAAATGAACTCTGCGGCTCCTGCTGTACAGGCCGCGGCTTATCAGTTGATTTTGAATCGCCGTGTTGGTACTTACCACTTGCCCGATAATGTCGTGCTAGTTGCCGCAGGTAACCGTGAGACTGACAAAGGTGTTACATTCCGTATGCCTGCTCCGTTGGCAAACCGTTTTGTTCACTTGGAAATGCAAGTTAACTGGGATGACTACTTTGAGTGGGCAGTTGAAAACAAGGTTCACCAAGACGTAGTTGGCTTTCTGAGCTTCTCTAAAAAGAGCTTGTACGACTTTGATCCAAAGTCTAGCTCACGTGCATTTGCTACCCCACGTAGCTGGTCATTTGTAAGCGAATTGCTTACAGACGACGATGTGGATGTAGATACACTTACAGACTTGGTGTCAGGTTCTGTTGGCGAAGGTTTGGCAATCAGCTTTATGGCTCATCGTAAGATTTCAAGCAAAATGCCTAACCCTACAGACATTTTGACTGGTAAAGTTAAAAAGATGGATTCCAAAGAAATTAGTGCTATGTACTCTTTGACTGTGTCTTTGTGCTACGAATTGAAAGATTCTTGCGAAAAGAAAGTTAAAGATTGGAATGGACAAGTTAACTGCTTCTTCGAATTTATGATGAATAACTTTGAAACAGAATTGGTTATCATGGGTACTAAATTGGCATTGTCAACTTACAAGTTGCCATTGGATCCGGACGAAATCAAATGCTTTGATGCGTTCCACGCCAAATACGGTCGCTTTATTGCTCAAGCTACTGAAAAATAATTTGGTTTAGCACCATTTGACACCACCTTCGGGTGGTGTTATAATATATACATATAGTAAACATCAGGAGCAGATATGTCACACGCAGATCCAATTATCGATAAAATTATCGTAGCACGAGTAGGCTTGCTACTCCGCCATCCGTTTTTTGGCAATATGGCTACACGTTTGAAAATCGAAGAAGGCTCTGAATGGATGGGCACTGCCGCTACAGACGGTCGCACTATCTATTTTAATCGAGAGTTTTTTACACCGCTGTCAGTTAAACAAGTCGAATTTGTTATTGCGCATGAAATTTTGCATAACGTATTTGATCATATGGGTCGTAGAGATGGCAGAAATCCACGTATCTTTAACATTGCCGCAGACTATTGTGTAAACGGACAATTGGTACGTGATCGTATCGGCGAGCACAATATTGAAGGTATTAAAATCTTCCATGATCCTAAGTACTACGGCATGGGTGCTGAAGAAGTATACGACAAAATCTTTGACGAAATGGACGAAGAAGAACTCAATCAACTTGGACAGTTGCTTGACGACCACATTGACTGGGGCGATAAAGACGGCACAGGAAAACCTAGCTATAGCAAAGAAGAGCTAAAACAAATCCGCGATGAAATCCGCGAAGCTACAATGCAAGCCGCACAAGCCGCAGGTGCAGGTAATACACCGGCTAGCGTACAACGCATGATTAAGGAACTTACAGAGCCTAAAATGAATTGGCGTGAAATTTTGCGTCAACAAATCCAAAGCACTATTAAGAATGATTATTCGTTTATGCGTCCTAACCGCAAGGGCTGGCACATGAGTGCAATTCTTCCAGGTACACAATTTGAAGAAACAATTGATATCTGTGTAGCAATTGACATGTCAGGTTCAATCGGCGACGAGCAAGCAAAAGACTTTTTGACAGAGATCAAAGGTATTATGCAAGAGTACAAGGACTTTAAAATTAAAGTGTGGTGCTTTGATACTAAAGTATACAACGAAGCAGACTTTGACGGATACAACATTGACGAGTTCGATGAGTACGAGCCAATGGGTGGTGGCGGAACTGAGTTTGATGCTAACTGGGAATACATGAAAGAAAATGATATTCAACCTAAAAAGTTTATCATGTTCACAGACGGTTATCCTTGGGGTAGCTGGGGCGACGAAAACTACTGTGATACAGTATTTGTAATCCACGGCAACAATACAATTGTTCCTCCCTTTGGTGAGTATGCTTACTACGAAGAAGTTAAGGAACTTGCGTAATGGCTTTAAAAAATGGTAAGCCCAATCCTCTAGATTATTTCAATCTACGCAGGGTTGAGTTTGCCTGCCCGCATTTCAAATACACTAGCATAGACAAATATAGTCCAACATTAGTCAAATCTGTCGACTTGTGGATCAAGAAGAATCTAAATAGTAGGTACTATGTAGGGCAGGGTATTGTACTAGATAATACCAATACAATAGTGTATAATACACGTATTGGTTTTGAATCAGAGAAAGAACTCAGTTTTTTCACAATTGCATGTCCTCTCCTACAGAGTAGATAATTATAATAGTACTTTAAGGAGAACTCTAAATGAGTGAAGAACAAAAACAGGCGGCGCCAGAAGCCCAAGCAGAACAGTCACAAGAGTTGACTATTAACGACTTGCAAGCAATGAAAGTCATTATTGATATTGCTAGCTCACGCGGCGCATTTAAGCCAAACGAAATGGTTGCTGTTGGTCAAACATACACCAAATTAGAATCATTTTTAGCCGTAGTTGCTAAACAAGCAGAAGCACAAAAAGCAGCCGCACCAGCACCAACAGGAGCTTAATATGGCCGAACTCAAACACGTGGCTCGTGTAAAAGCTACAAATAAAAAATGCTTAGTGGCTTATCGCACTTTGCCAGGTGATGCACATCATTGCCTAATTGTGCCAACAGAAAATATGCCAGACATTTACCACGACGCTATTATTAACTTAGTAGAAAGTGGTAGTGGTCAAGATTCATACGAATTTGCAGATGCATTGGATCGCAACCAATTTCCAGATGGCAGTAATATGCTACGCTGGTTACATGGCAATGGACGTCTAATTAAAGCACCAACTAGCAATATTGAAATGACTCCAAACACACAAGTTACTATCTTGTTAAGCGAGTTGAATCAAATCATTGCTGAACAACGTGGTGTTGCTATCGACGATTTATCACTTAAATCTGATACAAAAGAAAAGACAGAAGCACGCCGTATTGAAGATGTGGAAAACATTGACGAAGCTGTTAAAGTAGATGCCAAAGCTATGGCTACTGCTACTGCTACTGTGGAAGTTGCACAGCCTGCCGCCGATGCTACACCAGAAGATCAAGCAAAGTTTTTCCGTAGCCAAGCAGACAAGTTGAGTAAACAAGCTGCCGAGATGCGTCGTAAAGCCGAGGAGTTGGTTCCGACCAAAAAAGCTAAGTGACAAAAACGGGAAGACCTCTTCCCAAAGATGTTATAGAAAATTGGCCAGAAATATTCGGTGATGTAAGATTAAATGTAGTACCGTTAGGGTACTTGCATACCGTATTGGTCAATTTTAAAGATGGCAAGATTTGGGAAATCAAAATAACGCAGAAAGCTAAACGCGAAGGATGGGACGTCTTTGAACGAAACTTATCCGAGCTAGTTAAAAGCTACGAAGATAAAATTGATAATATCGATTTTAAACTAGATACACACCGCGTTAGAAAAGATATTGAACGTAGTACACAGAAATTTTTAAAGAAAAAGAAGTTATAAATGAATGTTAAACTCCTTAGCTACAGTCAGCCAACTAGCGAATTCTCCGACTCGGGAATTGATGACGTACAAGAACTCATTGCCTTCTGTGCAAGAGTCTCAAATCCAAGCAATCAACTCAATACAGAAACCTCCGAAAAACTTATCAAGTACCTCATTAGACACCAGCACTGGAGTCCTCTTGAAATGGTCTCAGCTTGCTTGGAAATTGTCACAACAAGAGACATTGCTAGACAAATTCTTAGACATAGAAGCTTCTCCTTTCAAGAGTTTTCCCAACGTTATGCTGACCCAACGGCAGAGCTTGATGATGCGTTTGTACTACGAGAGGCACGATTCCAGGATACCAAAAATAGACAGAACAGCGTAGAGCTAGACATGTCTGATGAAGCCCAAAAGCAACTTGCATACGAATGGGAACGTGCTCAAAAACGTGTATTGTTTTCAGTTAAACAAGAATATCAGTGGGCTATTAAGAATGGTATTGCTAAAGAACAAGCTCGTGCAGTACTACCAGAAGGACTTACAGTAAGTCGTTTGTACATGAATGGAACACTACGTAGTTGGATTCACTTTATTGAATTGCGTAGTGCCAACGGTACGCAGAAAGAGCATCAAGAAGTTGCTATTGCGTGTGCTAAAGTGATAGCTGAGATTTTTCCGCTAGCCAGCGAGCTTCTAGCCAAGTAAAATCATTTATCTTAGCAAGTGCCTCCGTATTGGAGGCATTTTTTTCTCCGTAATTTCTTCCAGTAAGTGCGCCCATATATGCATACGCACCATACGGAGCATGATCGTTTAATTGGCACCATACGGCTAATCTAGCTAACGATTCTTCATTGTTAATTACTGCTAGTTTACAACACTCTCTAAAGGCGCTACGCCAGGTACTAAATGCATCTGTATTAAATGCTGTGATATTACTTACTTCTTCCATGACTTTAAGTTTACTACTGATGTTAGTAGTCATATCTATAGTATTAGTAGCCATATTAATTGTAAGTTTCTTTGGCAATAGTTTAACTCCACCGTACCCATAAGTTAGGTTATTAATAGGATTACGACTATGCCAAACATGCACAACATCTAAGTCCCAGTCGGGTACATGATAATCAAATTTAAAAGAGTCTACTATAATTGCATCTGCATCTACTACCCAAAACATTTTAGTCATAGATTTTTTTGCGGCGGCAATGTGTGCTTGATGTATACCAGTAACTCCGTCAACACGTTTGGCTAACGGATAACTTTCTCGGAGTTTGGCAAAGTTTGCATCTGCATATAACTCGTTATAACTGATAAAGACTATATCGTACATTAATATTTCTTACGTACACTTCGCGGTGTTGGGCTATAAACTGTTTTAAAGAACTTGCTACCTGCAGAATCTAAGTTGGCAATTTCTAACTTAGATTTATCCCTAAGTTCTTGTGCTAAAAAGTTTATATATTTTGTCATCTCTTCTGGTTCTGCTTGGGCATGAGTCTCATTCCAAAATTCACTTAACCAATCAAAATCTCTAACATTAGCATAATCCCAATCAGTTAATAATGTCTTGTAAGCACCTTCTCTTGCACCAAGTATACTCCATATACCATTTTCAACATCTGCACCTACACTTGACCATATGAGCAATCTATGATAATTTTGCCACCAAATTTCGCTGGTGTTTGTTACACGGGCACCTTGCACTAGACACATTTTAACACCTTCTCGAAAACCTGCTCTCCATGCTTGCTCAGGTGTTGCGTTAGTAAAGCTCTCGCTGTAACATTCGTTAAATTGATAGTATCGTTGATCAAAGCAAAACTCAACCTTACCCTGTATATCATTAGGATTAGAATTCTCATGAGTTTTCATTTCGTTAACAAACTTACGTGTCCACAACTTTAGCCCGCCGTTGCCGTATTTTAATCCGTTAACATGAACATTACCTGCCCAACTAAACACATTTTCGTCAGTGAACTGTTTCCCGTCTACTTCAATTTCTACTTCTAAATACTTAGGATCGATAATGTTATCACCGTCCACTGTGGTAAAATATTCTGTTTCGCTTAACTTAGCACAAGCCTTATGCGCGGCATCGCTACCTTTAACTCCGTGTACACGTTTAGCCCAAGGAACTTTTGCTAATAAATCTGCATAATTCTTTTCGGCATTTGGTTCGTTGTAACTGAGAAATATAATATCCTGTTCTATAATTTTAATTGTTTTCATTGACGATCCTTAATGTCTGGCTTTCAAAAATTAATCTAGAAGCAACAGACAATTTTCCTATATGATTTTCTATCTCACTAGTAAAGGGTATACCCACACATTTTTGCGAGAGCAATTCCTGAGAATCAATTACAATAGTTCTAATTAGAAAATCGTAATCGCTTTCTAAGATAATAAAAAATAAAATCTTTGCGCTATCTAGCTTAACATTCAACCGCCCCTTTGCAGTTGAAGATACAAAGAAGTTCCATTCTTTGTTTACGCCATGCCATTCTACAATAAGCTCAGGGTCTTTAACTTTATTTTCTGATATAACTTCAAGCATTGTATTTTTAAAACTGTATGCTTGCTCGACTACTGGGATTAATTTTAAAACAGTTTTATCTTCTGTTTTAATATGTCCTAGTAAGTAATCACTAAATTTTTCACGTCCAGTTACTAGTCGTTCGTATGTATCAAAATCAACTTCTAAGTAATCTGTGTACAGGTTTATTTTCTCGTTTGTTACAGATAACAGTTGGTTTGTAGCTGGGTCATAATACGCATAGTATTTGTCAGTTAGATGCACAGGTGGAGGAGGCATTTTTTTACGTGCCATTTGCTAGTTCCTCCAAACGATTAATTAAGTTATCATCTACAAAATTTTTATCTATGTAATGAAACAATTTTTCTTGTTTAATATTTCCAACAACAAATTCGCCTTTCTTGTTTAACACATAGTTTACAAAGTTTCTCCAACTTATAGGAGTAGTTGCCCAACCTTGAATTGCAGGTTTCATATGAATAAATTCTAACGGACTTAATACATCATCCTCAATTCCGTATATCTTGCTAGCCAATGCTACAGCTAAATCCATACTAACCCACTCTTGTGGATCCAACGGAGCAAACGTTCCTCTACAATATTCCCAATTGTTAATAACAAACTCTAACACTTTATAGAAATCGTGCGCATAATCTGATTGCTTAAAATAATGCAATGCATAGTATGGGTTATTTAAATTATTTGAAATGAATGTTTTGCGATGATAGGTGTCTTGTACAATTACATCTTTTTTATAATTACGAATTCTGTTACAAAATTTAATATCATAGTTTCCGCAATATTCCCACCACAAACTAATATCTGCCAGCATTAGCATATCAGCATCTAGAACAATAGTTTCAGTGTACGGGCTAGCATGATATAGCTTCCAACGATGCTCTGCTTTTAAAGCACTATCAACAGTTTCATCGAACCATGGAATTGGAATTATTTGGTCAAACACAGTTTGGTATTCGTCGGGCACTGGGCTATTTGTTACTATACTAACAGAGTTAATCTCCGGTTGGCTAAACTTGATACTTAATGCCAGTGCGTATGCCTGACGTACATAATCAACTGTATCAGTGTTTTGTGCAAATACTAAAAATCCTTTAGACACCAGAACCTCCGTTTACATATCGCAACAAACTCATTTTGTTAATAACATGTACATCCAACCCAGTAGTTTTTGATGCTGTATATTCTCCAAGAAAATTCTTTCGTTGGGTTAAAAATTTCATTTTATTTTCGTCTATATCAATTAGCACATCGGCATCAGTAATATAGGTCATTGTCCCCGGAAGTTCAATTGCAAAATCTCCCTGTGTCTTTCCATCCATAATATGTATTGCAATACTAAATGCAAAATCATTACGATATGTTGAAGAATCTATGTTATACAATAATCGGAAATAACTCCAGTTTGTTTTAATATAACTTACTAGGTTAAAAAATGCTTCCATAATTGTATTTTTTTGGAATACAAATACTGTAGCCCAATAAAAAGGAATACTGTACTGGTTTATTCTTTCAAAGTCACGTTCACGGTCAATAGCTAAATCAAAACTATTTTTATATATTTGAAAATCGTAATCGTTGTCAAGCGCCGATTTTAAAACTGTCGAACTAATAATATAATCGCTATCAATTACCAGTGTTCTATCGTAAGGTGTTAAATCGTACACGTTAGTACGAGCATGATTCTTCCAAGGAAGTACTTTTGATGTAACACTGCCATCAAAGAATTTTTTATTCTGCACAGGTGCAACAAAATCAATTTCTATAATTTGATCAAATCCATGATCAGGAAAAGATTTTAAAAGATAATCTTTTGTATCAGTTACAATACTTACAGGAATATCTAAATATTTTTTTATTCTAGAAGCCGCAAATATTGCTAATTTAATATAATCAATAGTAGAATTATTCTGTGCAAAAATTACTGCGCCAGTTGTCATAGTTCAACAATATCCGAAACTTTTCGTTTACTTTTAATTTCTGCATACTTGGCCGCATAGCTATTAGTGGCTTCGAAATAAATTAAAGTAATGTCATCAAAGAATTTTTGGACATCGTTAATTATTACTGGAAAATTATTAGAATCAAGAAATGCCACATCTTCTGTGTAGTCAAGATCTAGCATTGTCTTAGTAAAGTTAATCAGGTCTGGCCCGATCTTAAATGTTGCGCCGTTGATATAGTATATCAACTTTTGAGTGTATTCTTCTAATACTATTCTGCGTTGGTTTGACAATGTTGCCATATAATTGGCAACTGCAAACGCTTTTTCAATTCGTTCGTCCATAGATAACTCCGTAATGTATATAATACACTACAGTAATTATCTTGTCAATAGGTTAGGGGATTAAGGTCCTGACTGTGTAATGATCGGTAAAGCTACCGATACATTAGAACCAGTTGCGTAATAAGTTTGCACCAAGCTACTCAATGTACCTTCCACATATTCGTCAGTGCCCCATGGAGCATTTGGCTGACCTGATAAATCTTGGAATTGAATAGTAAATGTAATAATACCACCGGTGCCGTCAACTTGAGCTAAGATATCGTACTGGTTTGGACTATATGTAGGGCTAGCAGTAGCCTTGGTGAATATAGTCTGTGGACTAGTAGTCAGTTGATAAAAACCAACACTACCAGCAGTACTACCCGATCCAGTTGTACTTGTACTATTATAATTCATAGTAATAGTACCCATGTTGGCTAATATAGTTGCCCAATCATTACTTTTTGCCTGACTTCCGTCTGCTGGAATGTTTGTATTACTACCGCTAATTTGAATATTACTGCCTGAATTAAAGAAATATCTTGCTCCAGCATAGCTACCAAAGTTAAGACTAACTGTATGATTAAGTGTTCCATTCCAAGCGGCAGTTCTAGTACCATTTGCCAATGTGACCAGAGACGCTTGTCCAGCTGGTGGAGTAGCCAATGCGTTTGTTTGTACTAGTTGTGCGTATGCGTAGTATGCCGCACGGTCATATTCTCTAACAAGGATGCCTGTGCTTGGTGCTGTTAAATTTCCGCTTTCATTTGCACCAGTTTGATGCTGACGTGCTGCCAGCAAATCGTTTCGAAGTTGTTGCCATGTTAACGCAGTGATCTTAGCTCCCACTGCCGTTTGACTGCTAGTAACTGTTTGACCGTAACCGAGTGAGCCCGAGCCGGCACCCAACACAGTAGCAACTACCGATTGAATTGCATTATAGTCACTAGCAAGTATTCTTGTGCCTTGTCCAGCCATTTTTTATCCTTTGCTTCTTAAAGTATTACACATTCAACAAGTGTTTCGTCGGTGTTTGCGCAATCTTCTAAAGCTATTGCAAAACAACTGTTATTAGTAACATCGCCTCCTAGAAATCCTGGAATACTTGCGGCAAGTCCGTCACCATATGGAGCCAATTGGTCTCCTTTAGTGCATCCGCCTAATACTCTAACTGGAATACGTCCTTTAAGTGCAACATATTGTCCGCCTTTTAATTCGGAATTCATCATGTAACCAGGTGCTGTACTGATTGCACCAATTGCTTTATCACCCCTACCGGCTGCACAAATCTCTGCAGGACCGCCAACTTTTACAACTGTACCCGGGGTATATGTAAATGCAGGATCTGGTAAGTATTTTTCTGCCAAGTCAGCGTAGTAACTAGTTGTACTTGCGCCATTAAATGTATTAGCATTGACGTTGCCACTACCATCACGAGCTACAACTGTGCCCGGACTTGTCGATACGCTACCTGCAAAATTTACGCCGCCAATAACCAAATTATTAGCATTAGTAGCAGTACCATTAAATGTAGTTGCCCATACACTTGCCCATTGATAATTTTGAGTACCTAAATTACTTGTTGCAGTAGTACCAGGAATTACGTTTGCACCAACTAATTGTAACGGTGTAACTGTACTTGATGAAACTGTTGTTTGGAAAACAATAGTATCGTTGCTAGTATTTTGAATTGTAGGAGTGCTACTGTTATTATTGAACACACGCAAACGTGCAACAGGATTACCAACTGTATAACCTACGTCTGCAAAGTTAACTACTGTACTAAATGCCGCAGAGCCAGCTTGAACATAGCTACTAGCACTTAAACCGCCTAGTCGATCTGCGTTAGTTGCAGTTCCCCAGAATCTGTGGTTGCTAGATGTAACGCCAGGTGCGCCACTATTGTTTGTATAACATAGTGTAACACCTTGTTGAATTTGTGTAAATCCTGTAATTGGGTTTACTTGTCCGTCTAATGTAAATGCGCTATCTGGGCTGATAATAAAGATAACTTGACCGTTATCAATAGCTTCAATTACGGTATGGCTTGTACCAAAGTTGTCTTTAAGGCTGGTACTCAACATCTGTGTTGTAGCAGAACCAGCAACAGCCTGTGGGCCAATCAATGTAAATGTAGTGCCGTTCCATGCAAATAGCTGGCTTGTAACTGTATCAAACCAGAAATCGCCAGTAGTTAAACCACTTGGTGCTGTTGGGCCAATTTCTGCTCCACCTGTTGTACGGAATTTTCCACCGTCCCAGAACTTTAACTTACTTGATGCACTATCAAACCAAATTTGACCAGTTAAAGGGTTAGCAGGAGATGTTGAATTTGCAAAATTTTCTAGTAGGTAGACGAAATTTTCGTTCTGAATTGCGCCATACCCAGCGTAATTTTTGCCCACTAACTTTAAATCAGTAGTTGCATCAACAGTACCGTCCGCGACTGTTACGAGTAGCGTCCCGTTGTATTTGTTAATTGTATATGCCATTGCTCCTGTTTCCTTATGCTTGAGTATTTATCATTATTTTAGCTCTTATTACCATGTACTTAGAGATGCTCGACGCCATGTATTTGCGGCTGTACACACATACACATAGTTCGAATCCCATGTAATTTGACCGGCAGCACCGGTGCTAGTGGCGCTTGAAGGTGTATAACTACTAGTTATATTCAATGCAGATCCAGAAATTGCGCCGGTTGCTGTGATAGTTAGTGTTGATTTGATTGCTCCAGCTACATCTAATGCGGCTGTTGGAGTACCTTTAAAGATACCCATAAATTTGTTTTGTGCGCTAACATAGATAGCTGACGATAATCCAGTTGAACTTAGTGTAGCTACTTCAAAATTCTGATTTGCAGTGTTTGATTTAATCTGGAATGTTGTGGTGGAAGCATTAATTTCATTATTACTTCCAGCGCCTAGTACTAGTGCTGGTATAAGTGCTGTATTTTGAATAGTCAAAGTACCGTTAGAAATTGTGGAATTTCCACTAGTTGCCACAAAACTATCCGCTGAATACAATGTAAATCCATCTGCTCCTAACAAATTGGCTGCTGTTAACACTGGAACATTAAACTGTACTCCTGAGTAG